CCGTTACACTCACCCTCGACCGCGCCTCGGCCAACGACATTCTGACTGTCCTCGGCCAGCTCCCCACCAGCAGCGGCGCGTGGCCCCTGATGATGAACATCAAGCAGCAGATCGACAGCGTTACGGTGGCGCCGGCAGCGGAAACTGCGGCCCCCGAGGAAGCTCACGTGGCGGCCTAAGCCGGGCTGGCGTTGCTGCGTTTTTCTTGCTAAAAGGCCCCGAACTGAAAAGGCGAGCAAGTAGAACGTGACAACGCCGACCGCCCTCACCTATAATTCGTACGTCACCCAGATGGGGACGATGGCCGTTATCAATACGGTCACAATCACGAATGCCGAATCCTATCAGATTGTTGTGGGCGCTGACTCCGTCCCGACTTCGGCCACGTCCCCATTCAACGACTTGATCCCCCAGATGCTGAATTACGCCGAGCTGCGCATTCAGCGGGATCTTGACCTGCTCCCGTCTCTGACGAACAGCTCGTCATACTCAATCGCGTCCGGGTCGAACTCAGTATCGATCCCCACAAGTTCCTTTGTGACCGTCCAGACGATTGGCGTAGTATCGGGCACGGCCACTGTGCCGCTGATCCCGACGACCAAGGAATTCTTGCAGAACGTGTACAACGACTCTTCGTCGACTGGCACGCCGGCATACTTTGCAATGGTCGGCGGAGACCTTGCCACGGGGGGGCTGAACTACAACAACATTCAGTTCGGGCCCTACGCCAGCGCGACATTCGGCCTGAGTGTTACGGGCACCGTCCGCCTCGCGTCCCTGTACCCGTCGGTCGGGTCGGACGGGTACCCCACGGTGGGCACCGGGACCACGTTCATCAGCACGTACCTGCCAGACCTCCTGATTATGGCGTCGATGATCTACCTGAGCGCCTACCAGAGGAATTTCGGCGGCGCCGGCAATGACCCCCAGATGCCGGGCACGTACGAGACCCAGTACCAGACGCTGCTCAAGGGCGCGATGGTCGAGGAGGCCCGCAAGAAGTTCAACTCCGCCGGCTGGACGCCGCTGTCGCCCGCCGTCGTCGCGTCGCCCTCGAGGTAGCCCGGCGTGCCCTTTGCCAGCCTGAAGCTCACCCCCGGCGTCAATGAGGACATGACGCCCGCCCTTAATCAGGCGGGCATCTCGTACAGCAACTTCATCCGCTTCATCCCGGACGGCCAGAACAGCGCACTGCCCCAGAAGCTGGGCGGGTGGACTGCCTACGCGCAGCCAATGACGGCCATTGTCCGGGCCCTGTGGGCGTGGGAAGACACCGACGCCAACGCCTATCTGGCGGCCGGGACGCAGAATGTCGGGTCGACCAGTTCCGCGGTGCTCGAGGTGTTCCCCCAGTCCGGGGGCCAGAACACCATCACGCCCCAGTCCACGACCGCCGCGAGCGTGACGCCCGCCGCCTCCTCGACGGCCGGCAGCAGCTTCATCACGATCACCGACACCACCACGCCCGGTATCACCAGCTACGACTCAGTGTACATCGCGACGCAGATTTCCATCGGCGGCGTCGTGCTGTTTGGCCTGTACGCTGCAGACTCCGACGGATATGCGGGGTCGACCTCCTACGACGTCCAGTCGACGAACGTTCTGGGCGCGCCACAGCCGGCGACATCGTCCTCGAGTTCGCCAGTTCTGGCGTCCTTTGCCGTAACCACATTCCCCGCCTCAGCGTCTGTGGTCGTTACATTGCCGGCTCACGGATACTCCGTTGGCAGCACGTTCCCGGTATTGGTCCCGACAACAGTAGGCGGCGTCACTTTTTACGGTCAATATATCGTACAGACCGTGACGTCGGCAAACACTTTCACAATCAATGCGACAAATACTCCGGTACCTGCCGTATTTGTCGGATCTATATCCGGCACGACATTGACAGTTACCTCGGTAACGTCTGGAACTATAGCAATAGGGCAAACAATAACTGGCGGAACAATTTCCGCCGGCACAGTGATAACTGGAGGAAGTGGCACAAACTGGACCGTGAATAACAGCCAGACTGTTTCATCCACAACGATAACCTCCACATCAGCAACCGCATTCATGAACGGCGGCAATGCCTACTTCGTCTACAGCTACGGCGTGGCGTCTGTGGCGGCCATCTCTGGCTACGGCTCCGGCGGCTACGGCGTGGGCGGCTACGGCGGGTCGGCAATCACTCCATCCTACGGCACGAACATCGCGGCCACGGATTGGACCCTCGCCAATTGGGGTGAGATCCTGCTCGCGTGCCCCATCAATGCGGCATCCAGCCCGCCCTTCCAGCCGATCTACCAGTGGGACCCCCTTGCCGGGTCGTCCACAGCCACAATCATCCCCAACGCGCCCCCGGTCAATGACGGGATTTTCGTGGCGATGCCGGAGCGGCAGATCATCGCGTGGGGGTCGACTTTCGACGGGATACAGGACCCCCTCCTGATCCGGTGGTGCGACGTCAACAACTTCAACACGTGGGTCGGGACCGTCACCAATCAGGCCGGCTCCTACCGCATCCCAAAGGGGTCACGGATCGTGGGGTGCCTTCAGGGGCCCCAGCAGAGCCTTGTGTGGACCGACATCGGCCTGTGGTCGATGCAGTACATCGGGACGCCCTACGTGTACTCATTCAACGAGGTCGGCACCGGGTGCGGAATGATCGCCCGCAAGGCCGCCGCGTCGCTCAATGGCGCCGTGTACTGGATGGGCCCGTCGAACTTCTACGTGTTGTCGGGCAGCGGCGTCCAGACCGTGAGCTGCCCAATCTGGGACGTCATCTTTCAGGACCTCGACACCGGAAACAATGGCGCGAACCTCTACCGCGTCCGGGCCGCGGTCAACTCCCGCTTTAACGAAATTACGTGGTACTACCCATCCACCACTGACGACGGTGAGGTGAACGCGTACGTCAAATACAATCCCGTTCTGGGGACTTGGGACTACGGCACCACGGTGCAGAACGTCAACAATCAGACAATCTGCGCCGGCCGGTCCGCGTGGGTTGACCAGTCTGTTCTGGGCCCGCCAATCGGCGCAGACCCGACCAATCAGGGCACAACCGGAAGCCCGGCCTACTACCTGTACCAGCACGAGACATCAAACGATGCCGCAGTGGGCACCGCCGCCGCGTCAATGCCGTCGTCATTCCAGACCGGGTACTTCGCCATCTCCGAGGGCGACCAAAAGTCCTACGTGGATCAAGTCTACCCAGATATGAAGTGGGGCTACTACGGGAGCCCCCAGAACGCGACGGTCAATCTGACGTTCTACACCACCGACTTCCCGGGCCAGACGCCGCAAGCAGTCGGCCCGTACCCGGTCACGCAGAGCGCGCAATACATCTCGCCAAGGTTCAGGTCGCGACTTGTATCCATCGGCGTGTCGAGCAATGACGTCGGCACATTCTGGCGACTGGGCAATATCCGATACAGAGTATCGCCGGACGGGAAGTTCTAATGACGGTATCAACTTCAGACATTCTGTCGGCAGTCAAGAACATTGTCACCGCCATCAATGGCGCGACGACCGCGTACTTGAATGTGAACGGCACCGCCACGGCCACTACTCTCTCGGCCGCGACTGTCGTGAAGAACTCCGCCGGACGAGTGGCGACGGTGTCAATCACCACCTCCGCAAGTGGCGGGATCATCTACGACTCCTCCACGGCGTCGACTACACGTCCGATTTACGATATACCCTCGACTGTCGGCGTATTTGTGGTTAACCTGCCAGTCTCGTACGGCATTTACGTTGTCCCCGGGTCCGGGCAAGTCCTGACCGTAAGCTACTCGTGAGGATCGCATGCCGTTGAAAAAAGGCTCCAGCCAGAAGACGATCAGCCAGCGGCGGAGGTCTGTCAATATGACACCCGCCGCCGCTACCGTAAGGAACTAGACATGCGCCTGCTTGGCAAGTCTATACGGACCGTCTTTCGCTCGGTAGTGCTCAGTCATATGGCAATTCCAGCACAAGACCTGTCGATTTCCGGGGTCATTGTTGAGCGGGTTTCTGTCTTTGTGGTGGACAACAAGTGTCTTGGCCTCCTCAGCCCACCCGCAAGAGCTGCATTTGGTCCAGTCTTCAACATGCTCTGCGTACTTTTCTCCCCGTACTTCTTTCGAGGTGCCAAGCCCACGGCAGGCTATAGAGCAGAAATTCTTTTTAAAGATGTGGCTAGGGGACTTCCTGATGGCCTTACCGCACCAAAGGCACGCCATCTCGACGCCACCCCTGCTTCTGAGGCTTTTATAGTAGCACGGCCGGGAGCAATATTTCGCCTTGTTGCATCTGGACGAAATGTGCTCAAACTGCTTTCCACAGATGAGGCAGTCCGCTATGATATGCACCCTTTCATGAAGGCCCTTGCAGCGCGTCGAGCAAAACATTTTTGCACCCCTTTTCATGGCAGTACTGCCGCAATGCAAACAGGCGCGAGGTTTTGATGCCATTGAAAAAAGGCTCCAGCCAGAAGACAATCAGCTCGAACATAGCTGAGTTGATGTCCAGTGGCAAGCACCCCCAGAAGCAGGCGGTCGCTGCGGCCCTGAATATCGCCCGCAAGGGCCGTGCGGACGGCGGCGGGGCCCCGGACGACAGCGACGAGGGCGCGGTATCGGACACGGTCCACGTGGGCCCAATCCACAGTTCCGTTGCTGGCCGCACAGACCACCTGCCAATGCACGTCCCGTCGGGCTCCTACGTCATCCCGGCCGACATTGTCTCGGCCGCGGGCGAGGGCAACACGATGGCCGGCTTCCGCGTCATGCGCCGGATTTTCGGCGGCATCCCCTACGGTCAGGGCGAGAAGGCGTACGGGCAGAGCAGCGGCCCCTACGGCACCAAAAAGGGCGCCTACGGCCAAGACAACACGCCGTACGGAGAGCCGACCCCGAAGGCAGCCGGCGGCGCGGCGACGGTGCCCATTGTGGCGGCCGGCGGAGAGCACGTCGTATCGCCCGAGCAGGTCCTGCGCCTCGGCGGGGGCGATCTTGATACCGGACACCGTGTACTCGATCAATTTGTTCGCCGGATGCGGGCGGAGACAGTAAAGACACTGAAGGCCCTGCCTCCGCCAAAGCGTGATTAACAACAAGTAGAGGGATATTTATGAGCAAAAGCTACGAGGAGCTGACTGTACGGGTCGGTACTCCAGAAGATCTTGACGCATTTATGGAATGCGCCCTCATGGGGCATGAAGAAAACGCCTTCCTTGTAGCAAATCCGGTCAAGATGGTTATGGATGTCTGGCCCGCCCTCAATCAAGATCACGGCATTGTCGGGATTATTGGTGAGCCGGGCGAACCAATTGAGGCGGCGGTACTTCTCCGCCTCGGAACAATGTGGTATTCGGACAATCCGGTAGTCGAGGAGAAGGCCATCTTTGTTCGGCCAGAGTTCAGGAGCGCGAAGGGCGGTCGGGCCCGCAAGCTCTGTGAATTCTCGAAGAAGGTGGCGGACTCTCTCGGCATGCCGCTGATCATTGGTGTGCTGTCAAACCATCGCACCGAGGCAAAAATCCGCCTGTACAGGCGCCAGTTCGGTGAGCCCGCCGGGGCCTTCTTCCTCTACGGGGCGAAGACCGGGGAACACCAGTGACGGAGAAGTAAGTAATGGGCGGCAAGTCTTCACAGTCGACGCAAACCGTCAGTATTCCGCCACAGGTATTGGCGCAATATCAGGCGGTTACGGCTCGGTCGAACCAGATCGACCAGACTCCGTTCCAGCAGTACGGCGGTGAATTTGTCTCCCCACTGACGTCAACGCAAAACGCGGGCATCGCCAACACCAACGCCGCGGCCGGGCAGGCCCAGCCCTACTACGGCGCGGCGACTGGCTACACTCTGGCCGGCGGCCAGAACGTGAACGCGCAGCAGATCGGCGGACAGCAGATCGGGCAGTTCATGAGCCCGTACCTGAGCGATGTGGTCGGCAGCGAGGCTGCCCTGCTCAACCAGAATAACCAGCAGGCGATGTCTGGGCAGCTGGGCAACGCGATCCAGCAGGGCGCCTTCGGCGGCGACCGGGCGGGCATTGCCGCGGCGAACCTCAATCAGCAGCAGAACCTCGCCAACGCGCAAATCTACAGCGGCCTGCTCAATCAGGGCTTCAACACCGCACTGGGCGCGGCCCAGCAGCAGCAGGGCGTCAATCTTTCGGCCGAGCAAGCCAACCGGCAGGCACTGCAGCAGACTGGCCAGTCTCTGGCGGGTCTGGGCGCGGGGGCGCAGACGGCAGCCCTGCAGGGTGCTCAGGCGCAGATGGCCGCCGGGCAGGTCCAGCAGCAGTACGGGCAGGCACTGGATACTGCGCTGTACAACCAATTCCAGCAGCAGCAGTCGCTGCCGTACCAGCAGCTCCAGCAGCAGGCGAACATTGCCGAAGGCATTGGCGCAAACTCCGGCTCGACCACGACCGGGTCGTCGATCACCTCCGACCGACGTGCGAAACACGACGTACATGA